TTTTTGTAGTTATGATGTTATGTTGTTCATCATCATCTATGTTATATATATTTACTCGTGAAGATGACTCTGAAATTATAGGCCCCTCAGCCGGCCCCTCAGCCGGCCCCTCAGCCGGCCCCTCAGCTGGTCCCTCTGCAGGTCCCTCAACTGAACCCACTCCTACTCCTACTCCGTCGGGTCCCAGCTCATCAGATATAGGTGATGCAGCGTTAGCTGCATATGAGGCAGCTCAGCCATCCCGAGACGCCGCCGCAGCGGTGGAGGAAGAGGAGGCCAGTATGACCACTAGTCAGAAAGCCGAAACCGGTCAATATAAAAGTTTTAAGGAATGTCATGATGATTCTGAGGGTGATTTCGGTAGCATGGGTAGATTTGTGTGTTGTGATGGAGGAAAAGGATTTAATGGCCCGCGGCCGTCCGACGGTGATGGTTATCTGTTCTGCTTAGATAATACCTAAACTTCCTTCAAAGCGGGGTTCCTCTTCGAAAAAGTGAGTGCACAAATTCCACAACTGAAAATATTTATGAAATACTGACATCCAAGAACGTGTAATTTTGTGTACATACTCTCACGTGCATATAATACCCACAGTAACAACGTCATACAGGTCTCATAACCAGCTCGAATGATTACATTAGATGCATGGTACATCTGGTCTATCATTGGGTAAAAATAACTATCTCTAGGAGTAAGTCTTCGAATGATTAATAAAGATGTATCAATTTCAACTAGACCTGCGAAACTAATTATAAAAGCCTCTTCGGGGTGCATAAGAGGTCTAAGAAGAGCTAGAAGACACACCAAATGATGAAGTATGATTAAATATCTAAGAGTGTGTATAACTTTAGGCTGAAGAATTATCCACATGAGATCATACGACATATACGTAGTGAGAGCATGTGTTATAAACATGGGGTACACTTTATAGCTAAAAAATACATCAGCCACACATAATGCTGAGAATGGTGCGAGAAATAGTAAAGACGCCACATCATGAATAACGACTGCACGACGGTCCTTATTCATTTTGTGATTATACAATATTCTTTTTAAATCATTTAGGCGAAATAATAAATGGAAATTTCCGCTGCTCCGATTCTCTACGAGATAATGAAATTTCTTTCGGGTGTTTTATCATTAACCCAGCTGTTGCGATATATTTAACACCTTTTTCGAGAGTCTTTCCACGATGGAAATAAGTCCATGTGCATGGAAAAAATACAATTTTACCAGTTTTTGGCTGTATAGTTTTTCCACAACTAAATTCGGTAGTTCCACCTGAACCCTCTTCAACATCGTTCAAATAAATTACGTAAGTAAATAACTGCCAACAAGGAGGGTGGTTTTGATCATGATGCCAGTGATAGTACTCACCAGGTTCAGTTCTTTGAATTTGTGGAGGATATATATGAGTATTCATTATATATCCAGAAATCTCTTTCTTCACTTCGTCGTTAACATCCATTTTTAATAGAAAAGTTTCATAGTTTTTCATAGCTTTTCGTATCATAATATGAAAATACCTTTCTTCCTCTACCCATTCAGGTTCGTCATATATTCTTAAATCTGTACTTTTCTTCACGGGATTCGACCCAGAATCTACAAGTCCTTTAAATTTTAAATTACTCTTTTCAAACTTATTTATAACACGATTACAAAAATCAACTGGGAGTACATCGTCACATTCATATATGAATTCCATTCATATTATATGTACATAATCCTTAAGTATTTACATTTTTAAATGTGGGTATCACATTTAAAAATGCACTCAAAGGGTTTCGAACCCCTGACCTCAAGCTTACTAAGCTTGCGCTCTACCACTGAGCTATGAGTGCGATATGCTGAGAGCGGGGTTCGAACCCGCGCGTGCATAGCACAGGCGATCTTAAGTCGCCCTCCTTAGACCACTCGGACATCTCAGCATCATAGAGTCTCCCACTCTACTTTACTAACCCATTAAATCTTTAAGCATTTCGATGGTGGTTCAAATGCTAGTTTATCCTTGAGTTCTTTACGTTGTTCTTCCTTTTTCGTTTCGATCCCTATACAATTGTGAACTTCCAAACGAAAACACTTCATACAAAAATCACCCCCACAATACTTACAATTCATAGGAACACCACACTTCTTTCGGCAACGTTGACACGGCATTTACTATTGTTAACTTGGATAAAGATTTTAACCTCATTTAATCAAGAAATGTCTCTCACTTACGCCTTCAGTAAACCAATTCACACCGAATATGCTCACCTGAAAAAAACTCTAAAAAACTCTACGGCTGCTTATGGTTCTGCTTTGAGTGCTTCTTACTTCATCGCACAAGGCGCTGATCAAGGTGTATCTGCAATGTTAGGTGCGGTAGCATCTTATACGTATGTGAGTCTTCTCTCTGATCGAGTGGATAAATTCGAAAATTCGACAATTCAGAAGGAGTTCTTTGCACCTCTAGGTGCAGCTGCTTTTGAAGTGTCGTGGAATAATGCACCATTTGCGTTTGACTTTGATTATGGTGCTACGTTTGTTGGATTCTTAGCGTATAAATTTGCACTCTCAACGGTGCTGTATCAAATTGTGAGAGAAATGATGATTGGGGATAGTGCAAGTTTCTATGACACTGAGGAGAAAGTATATAACGACCTTAGCGAAGACGAGCCAGTTCACGAGCCAATCGAACAACCTTACGAGGTGAATGTTGATTGAGACTGAGCCTGTTCACGAGACTGAACTTATTGCGACCATTGAGACCCTTCATAGCCATGATACGCTTCCTAGCTACATCCTTGGTCAGGGGCATAGCCTTCTTTTGAGGCTTGGGCATAGGCATTACAGCCCTGATAGTGGTACGAGTGGGGGTTACGATTCGCTTAGTCACCATACCTTTCATAAAGTTGGCTGCAACCTTCCTGTCAAAGGCCTTCTTCTCGGCGCGCTTCTTAGCCGCCACCTGCTTCTTGGCAGCCTCGGGGTACAACTTGGCTAGGGGAACATTGTTCATGCTGTTCTTCGCCCTGGCCTTGATGTAACTACATAACTTATTGACAGTTTTCTTTTCTGCATTGGGAACACCATACTTCTTGGCAACCTTCACCACCTCATCCTTCTTGTGGAGACGGCACTTCTTACGACCAAACTTGAGATCACCCGCCTTGTCCACGGATACGAGTACTGGAGTCATTATTTACTTATTACATAGAAAATATCTACGATACCACTTCCAACTCGTGAGAGCACTAGCCTTCCCCGAGAAGGCCGCCATTCTACGTTGAGTCCTCAACTCATCTTCATCTACTCCATCTGGGGAGTACACAGGCATTCCGAGGAGTAGATCCAAATGCATACGGGCATCTTCGTCATCTTCAGCACTCTCAAGCTCAATAATCTTGGCTCTCATCGCAGTGAAAGCAGCCGCCACCCGTTCCCTCCTAACTTCGCGGGGTAAAACGGTGCTCCAAATGACACGCTGCACATCGGGGCAAAGCGACTGTGTAGCATGGCAAAACGCGACGAGGAAATCAGAAGACATTTTTTTGATATTGAGTATCATTTCTGTGTTTCACTTAGGTGTTTAAAGAGGAGTCCCGACCTCTTTATATATGAATTGCTGTTTCACTAAAAGAATTCTTTCTGGTGTTGATGATTCGATACCAGTTTTTAGTCTTAATAATTACGAGGGATATGCAAAAATCACGAGTGTATATGATGGAGATACATTCAAAGCGGTTATCATACTTCATGGTCGCCCCCTAAAGTTCAATTTTAGAACCATTGGGTATGATTCAGCTGAAATGAAACCCAGTCTCGGTATGAGAGCTAGAGCCGATCATATTCATCTAGCTAGACTTGCCCGTGATATGTTTAAGGAAGAATGTGGTTTTGATGATCGCGCACCTTTCCGATTATGGAATCCGTTTATGTGTAGAAACAAGGTGAATGGTTTAGTGTGGATTGAATGCGGTAAAAATGACAAGTATGGTCGACCACTCGTGACTGTATATCGACGTAAAAGTGATACACAATCAGTAAACCAGAAGATGATAGAATCAGGAATTGTAAATGTATATGATGGTAAGAAAAAAGATTCGTTCAGTTTAAAAATATAGGATTTTATTAAGAAATGGTACGTTACGGTCTATTGTTCTATGTATATTTACTCTCTCGTCTCAGGCGTAAACCAAAAAAGAAGGTCAGATGGGTTTAGCTGAGTTCTTCGAGTCTCAGCATCCTTCCAGTGTTGATATATTCATCAATCTTGTCACAGATTGAGGCTCCAAAACCACGGAGATGCCTGACGTCATCACCACTTGTTACTTCATAGGTGAGATCACGGATCTTTTCAGCCGCATTCCAGTATGCCTCAGACTTGTAAACAGGCTCTTCAAGGTTTCCAAGTTTGAGAAAACACATGGCGAGTTTCTCGTTCATGGAGGGTTCCTTCTTGATATTGAGGTAGTCGTCAATCTTCTTAGCGATGGACTTCCCAATACCTCGGAGCTTCATAGCATCTTTACCACTGGTGATCTTGTAAGAAAGATTGTAGATGGTATCACCAGCCTTGGCGTATGCATTGCGCTTGAAATTGTCTTCAGCTCTGTCAGAATACTCATAGATCATCTCAGCGAGGCCAGCATTGTGAGAGACAAAGTACTCCTCATCGTCAGTCTCAGACACATAGGAGGCGTCAGTGTCAGAAACGAATGAGCCCTCATCATTGGAGGCAATAGACTCAGAGTCGGAGCACTCGGACTCCTCGTAGTCAGAGTCCTGCTCATCGAGGTACTCATCAACCTTGGCAGCAATACCCTTACCAATACCGAGGAGATGCATCAGGCTCTCACCAGTTTGGACCTCGTAGTCCAGGTTTGAGATAACATCTGCAGCCTTTTGGTAAGTCGCCGACTTGTAGAAATCATTAGAGGCACGGGCAAGATCAATCATACGATTGACAAGACCTTGATTGAGAGTGCAACTCTTGGATGTAACACGAGAGGTCGTGTCGTACAGAGAAGACTTGTACTCAAGGTCGTTGAGCTTGTTGAGGGCATCGACCTTCTCTTCATTGGCCTCTGTGAGAAGCTTCTTGAGCTGCTCAATCTTGGTTCGAGACTCTTCAATAGAATCAATGTCGCCGAGGACGGCGCGAACCTTACGGAGTTCGGAGTTCTCCTTCTCGAGCTTGAGGATGTAGTCGGTAATAGAACGGGAGTTCATGGTAGTAGACATCTTGTTTGTGATTTGAATGATTATTATGGGAGTCGGGATCCACTTAGGTGTTTAAAGATTAGATTGTTGAAAAATGTAGAAAAATGACAACACTCGCTGCACCCGTCAATATTCAGAAAACTCCCACAAAGTTTCTTCAAACGAGAAAGAGGTCTAACAGGCGCCTCGCGCGACCCGTTCGTGTTCAAGCTGCACTTCCCAATCCCGACCTCGTGAACTACGCACAACTCCAACTCGTCACGTGGATTCTACCCATGACAATCGCTGGTCGTCTACTCAAGGTGGAGTGGCCCCAAATTGCGATCGGTCTCACTGCTATGACTGCGGCAAAATTGGGTCTAGCAGCCAATGGAATTATACATTACTAAAGATAATGTCTGCCCATAGTAAAATGTTTACACTAAAGCCTAATATCGTACGACCCAATATCCGTGTCCAAGCCAAGAAGAATGATTTTGTAGAACCAGCTGAAGCTCCAGGTGAGGGGAGGCGTCGCCCCCCAAACGAGGAAGAAAACAAAGATTCTAAAAAGGGTGTTCATCCCCTAAAGAAGTTCATCATGGAAAAATTTAAGATTGAAGAGATTGATTATGAAAAATTTAACAAAGAGAATAAGTGGGCTATTCGCCCAGGTCAAAAGAAGGATAAAGAATAGAAGCATTAGATACCAAACATGTCTTTCGCACTCACCTCTATGACCCCACTTACACGCAACGTTAGAACTCGAGTATTTACCGACCCGGAACAATATGATACAGAAATCAATGCAGCTCGTGGATTTAGTAAATCGTCAACTACTCGTAGGCGTCCACCTATGACACAGGTTATGGAGGATTTTTCTGATCTAAATGAAGCCTCCCAACTTATCAACCATGTGACCGAACGTGAAGTCATCGAGGCACAGAACTTCTGGGCGCAGTCTATCGTAGACATCTCGAATTCATTTCTCTCGGGTGGAGACTACGTCAGTCTTGCTGGCCAGCGCGCAGGTGAGTTGTATGGATATGACC